GAATTGCAGCATCATAAGCAGCCTTGACTGCAGATGGTGTTGCTGCTGTGGTTGTAGATGTACTACTAATTGATGTTTCAAGTTGAACTACACCCTGAGCCGATGTGGAGGCATCAGGTATTCTGTCTGCATTAATAGTTCCTTGTGAGATATTACTACCATCAAGATTAGTAATATTGTCACCTGCACCAACAAAATTTCCTACTGTCAGTGTATGTGATGATGGTTTATACGAAAATTGATTACTGTCAGAATCAATATATGGTCTCTGATAACCTGCACCTTGATTGTCGGAGAACAATACTTGATAATCCGTATTGTCATTCTTCTCATCTACATTAATATTGTTTGCATTAGTTGCAGTGCCAGCCAGACCAGCAGTTACTGTCGTTGCAGTAATATTAGTGACTGATAATGTATTGGATGATGGATTATAGACAAACCTAGCACTTTGACTATCAATGTATTGTCTTTGATAGCCATACGTTCCAGGATCACTAAAAGTAATCTGATAGTTTGTATTCCCAGCCTGACTATCAATATTGATATTATCAGCACCGGTTGCAATACCAGTCAGACTACCAACAACTTCATTAACAGTCAGAATTTGTGTAGATGGATTATAGGTAAATTGTAAATTGTCGGTATCGATATAACCAGCTGCATATCCATCCTCATTGTTATCGGTAAACATTACCTGATAACCAGTGGAATCATTCTTCTGTTCAATCAGTACTTTATCTGCACCGGTAGATACACCGATAAACGCAGTCTGGCTCTGACTAGCAGTAACAATACCAGAACTTACACTGAAGTTAGGACCCTTCAGATTATTAATGGTACCAATACCAGAGACATAGATTTGTTCAAAATCTGCTTGAGTATCACTATCAAGGAAAGTTGTGACAGTTGCAATGGCAACATTGATACCTCTACCATCACTACCAACAAAAATCGTACCTCCCATACCAGCAATATTAGATGCCTGGTAGAATAGTTGGTTTGGTGCATCAAATGGAACTTTGAAGGTGACAATACCAACCTGAGCACCGTTATTTACGACACCTCTATTGAATTGATTTAAGAGATCTGCAGTGGGTTCTGTCTTAATGTAGAATGGGAATCCACCAGCATCAACAACAAATTTATAGTTTTGACCTCTCTGAAGATAAATCGTAGGATTATCAACATTTTGAGTGAATCCAATTCCGGGAGGATCACCAGCTGCTATGAATCTAAACTTATTACTATTATCATCAATGTTGAACTTTGTGAATAGTTCAGCATTATTTGCAACTAAATTCTTCTCTACCGTTACATTGGTGAAACCAACAGTACCACCAGCAGAGATCTGACCTGACAACGATGTTGCCTTAATTGAACCAGTAACTTCTACATCACCGAAAACAAATGCGGCAGTTGTTCCGGTAGATACCGGACCTCTTAAATCTACTGTGTAAGTTGGATTGGTCGAATTAATACCGATCTGTTTATTAAGAACAGATACACCAAGGACTGTCCCTCCGACACCAACATCTAGACCGGATTGTGCGGTAGATACACCAGTTACTGCGATTCTTTCTGCAGTGATGGTAGTACCAACGGCCAAGGATTGACTGACCTCTCCATCACCAATGACAACTAACTTTCTATTTGCGGTGGTGGTACCGATACCGACCTTATCAGTATCGGGATCCGCAAATATTAGATTTTCATTGACTTGTAAGCCATTCTTGATGACAAAATCCTTATCAATTGCCATTTATCTACCAGGTCAGTTTATGTTATTTTTATTTATCAACTGCTGATAGTTCCAAAGGTCTTCCAAGCGTTACTGGTAGTATAGACCCAACCAACTGTTCCACCTGAAGTGGGATTGGCGTTGTATACAATATCACCAGGGTTACCAGCTTCACTAGGAGTTGCAATTCCAACAGTGATCTTTCTAGATACCTGAGCATTACCTTGAATAAACAAACTACTTGCTTCAAGACCTTCAGGTGATGTACTTACAACTTTCTGTGTAAATTGGACAGGACCATTAAACTCTGAAAGAATATTAGTCTTATCACCACCATTAACGACCAGATTTCTATCAATTTTGATTACAGAACTTTCAGAGTAATTAAAGTTATTAACGTCGTCTGAAGCACCAGATGCAAATGGATCCTCACCAGTCACAGTTTGAACCGGAGTATTAAAGAGTTGTTCTCTACCAGTAATAGATGCAATTCTCTTATTACCAATATAAAAATCGCCTCTGTCATTCATTCCAGTGTAGTTGACAACACCACCACTCATTTTTTGAGCTTGAGAAATAATTTGTTGCTCAGTCGATAGTTCTTTGGTTTGCTTATCTGGGAATGCTGTAGAGTAATTACCAGGACCAAATCCAACATATTCAAATGTATGACCTGATGCTCTAATAATAGAATTTCTTCTAAACTCAATAGGATAAGCTCTTATTCTTTGAATAACAGAGCCAATAGGATGAATTGCAGCAATTGTACCATATACAGCTCTAAAGACCTTCAGTTGAGTTGTTCCACCAATACGACTTACAGTAGTCTTAATTCTCATAATTTCATCATTGACTTGAACGTAGTCTCCGATCAGGAAACCAAATTCTGTCATATTATTAACATTGATAGTATCAGTGGTCTTGTTACCGATTGCCGCAGATAATGTTGTAGTAATACCGGCATAGATGGGTTGTTCCCTACCATGAAGTTTACCATTTCCGACAACAATATCACCAGCATTATTCTGGAGTCCGTTACTATGAAGTTGAATAGTGCCAGATGTTGAAGGGGTAATAGTATTGATACCAACATCAAGAATAACAGTTGTCAATCCAATCTTATCAACACAAATAAATGATCCATTAAAGAATGATTGGGAAGCACCACTTACGGCTACACTATTATTAACTCTGAAGTTATTAGCATAGTTTGTAGTTACCGTAGCAAGACCGACATCCTTATTATATACGAAACTACTCGTATCAAATGCTGGTCCAACAATAGTGAATGCACCAGGAGATGCCACAGCATTACCCAATCCAGCTGTTACACCAGGTGAAGTTGGTGCTAATGGAACAACTTCAACTTCATTAATTGCCGGGATTGATGTGATCTTATAATCAGAATTAAATGCTCTTCCATCAAACTGATTAATACCAGCTACAGTGATAACGTCATTCAAGTTATTGTAAGTCTTATTGACTGTACCTGTAGCAGCACTGAAACCAGTGGTAGTTGCAATACCAACAACTCTAAATGTATCACCAGCAACGAAAGCAGTACCACCATCCATGATAGCGATATCGATAATTTCACCAGAAGAAGTACCATCGACAGTTACTAGTGCTGTACCATGTCTACCGATAGAACCTGCACCAGTATTTTCTAGTGTTGCATTGTAAAAATATTGAATGGATGCTGAACCATCTCCATATCCTGCACCAGGGTTATCGATAACAGGTTTTGTGATTCTGTTTAAACCGTGATCATGATCGGTGAAGATTGTATATGCTGTTCCAACACTGTTACTTACAATATCGGTAATACCTACACCAATACCAGTCTCATCGAGTAAATCTTCAAGTGTCTCTCCGGTAATACTATCCAGAGGATTATTAATAACGGTGTCACCAACCAATTTTGCAGGTGCATGACATGCTGCGGAAGTTGCAGTAGATTTTGGATTATCTCTATCTAATTGTGGATAAAGATTTTGAACTGGTTGTGAGAAAGCATAATCATTATTAAATGGTGCAACAGTTGGTTTTACATCTGCACCTAACAGACTTAAGTAGTAAATACCATCTTGTTCTCCATTTTTGAAGTCATTAATAGTTTCTACATCATAAACGTAATAATCTCTACTGTAGTTCTTTCTCTTCATGAAGGGAAGAGATGTGGTTCTAGATGATGTATTATTGGTGAAGGTTCCAGGACTAGAATGAATTTGATTTACAGAGAATGTTTTTGCACTAGTGATTCCAGTAACTTCATATACACCGTTGAAACCTGACTGACCTACACCAGCAACTGGGAACAATGAACTGGTTACATTACCAATCTCAATACTTGAACCGATAGAAAGTCTATGTGGTTTTTCAGTGGTATAGTGAGCCAGACCCGCTTTGTAATCTACATTTGCGATGAAACTAAAGTTTCTCATCTGCGAATCATTACTCAAGGTAACTGAACCAGGATTAAACTCCAGGGCAACCTCGGTATTATTAGCACCGGTCACATCACCAGACTCCTGTATAATATATCCGTCAAGTGGAGTTCTTGCAGAATCAGAACCTGTAGAAGAAGGAATTACATATCTTACCTTATGAATTCTATCATCAGATTGTCTTGAATCCTTCAATCTGGTGAAGAAACTTCTTGGAGAAGCATCTCCAATTCCACCACCAATCAACTTCGCATACAAATTATTTTCAGTAGATGCAGATGATACATTTACA